TTCGAGTCCCGCTGGAGGCACTTTTGGAAACCGCCAGAGATGGCGGTTTTCCTTTTATTTCCAACGGTTTTCAGACTTTCCTAATTCACTCCAAGTCACTCCAAATCACGCCATTTCTCTATAAAACGTGGGCAAAATGTGGGCACGGAATCACCAGACCATCGGCAGGTTGAGGCATTGGCGCGCCCACCGTTCCACCGCACGATTCTCCTCGTCGTCGCCAAGCAGCAGCAAGTATCCGGCGTTCTTTCCGAGGGTGGCGGGCTGTAGACACTTGATGAGTCCTTGGTCGCGGAGGAATTTCCATGCTTGGACGATTCGTGCTTTGGCGGTGCCTTCACGCGCTTTCATCGCGGCTTCCACCTCTTCTTCAGACTTGCCGATGACTTGCTCGGGGGAGAGTGCCATCATTCCGTGGTCTTCGGCAAGCGTCTTCCAGCCCTTCGCGTAGTAGCGGCATGGATAGCCCTTGGCCTTCGCGTCGCGGATTGGCTCTTGGTGTTCTCTGTCCCAGTCATAGCTTGAGAGCGCCATGTCGATGAGCATGAGTTCCGCCATCGTGTGCACCGTGATCTTGCCGCCTCGCGGCTTGAGCAGTTTTCCTGCGCGGCTGAGCTCGTAGACTGCTCCAGCGTTGCGGTATCCCATCTTTTCCATCGCTTTCCTCTCCACGCCTAGAGGTAAAATCTTACGTGGAGACGCTAGTCCGTTTCCTGCCCTTGGCGTGCTCTTCAAACCTCACGCCAAGGGCTTTTCCTTGTGTGAAATACTATACCACATGAGGTGTATTAAACACACTCACAGAGATATATTCTTTTAAAACTCATAGGGGTATTTAAATATACTATATACATGTAATACATGTGTTTATATATTTTTTACAAGAGCGCCAATGCGCCGAAGGAAGAAAGAATCGGCACGTCCAATCCACATCTGCGGTAGCTTGAAGCAAGGAGAAAGAAGGGGAAAAATGAAGAAACTGATTTACCTCGTGCTATCCGTGCTGTGCGCAATCTCCGGCATCTACGGCATATACGACACCATCACCACGCCGAAGTACGATCTGGCCACAAGCATCATGACGGTTCTGCTCCTCGCATTCCTCGCATGGCTTTTCATGCATCTCTTCCTCAAGCCTGAGCCACGCCATAAGCATCAAGCGGCCAATATGCCTGAATCATCGTCGGAAGCCGCCTCAGACGCTCCAACAGCGGAAACGGCACCAATCACCCACGTCAACGCGAATAGTGGCGTGGAGGACGATTACGTGGCTGTGGATATTGAGACCACCGGCCTAGGTCGTGACGCTCGAATCATCGAGCTGGGAGCCGTGAGAATCAGGCACGGACGCAAGGTCGCGACATACAGCCAGCTCGTCAACCCGCAGATTCCGATCCCAGCCAAGGTCACGCAGATCACCGGCATCACCGACCGGGACGTCAAAGGCAAACCCACCATCGACAAAGCGCTACCCAAGTTCTACGCTTTCTGTGGGCGTGACACTTGGATAGGCCACAATATCCGACGCTTCGACATTCCGGTGACCGCTAGGGAGGCGCAGAGGGTCGGCGCCGGAATGCCGGACGTGAGCTTCTACGACACGATGGAATTATCCCAGGCATTGCTGCCGCAGCTTGACCACCATAGACTGCTCGACCTCATCCGCTATTTCGGCATCGCCAAGACGGAGCGTCATAGAGCCGCCGACGATGCCGCACAGACGGCACAGGTATTCGAGCGCCTGAAGCAGATATAAGTCTTATAAAGACTTATAAGACAACATAAAAGCCCCACGAATTGTGGGGCTTAATGCTTTTAGAGGCTGTTCACGGCATTGTAGAATTCCTGCGCGTCCTCGGCTTTTTTGAATTTCAGTGGCAGTGATCGCAACGCACTGTATTTCCATGTGACCGTGCGCTTCTTCAACACCACGCCCTGCAGGTCGCTTACCTGGTATGCTTCGGTCTTCTTGTACCGGTGCAGGTACGTCGTGCAGACATCCAATTCCAGCCGATTCGCATACAGGCGGATGCCCATAAACAGCGGGTCGTCAAGCCTTTCGCACTCGTAGATCGCGCCCGGCGCGGGCTGTGGTCTCTTCGCCATGATCATTCTCCTTTGCTTTCCTCTGATTCTATGCTTCAGACGATGCTGACACGCTCGGCCATGACTTGCCGGAAGTCTCCGAGGGCTTGTGTCGTTATGTCGAGTTCATCATGTTGGCACGGAATCATCTGTACATTCTTTTCAAGAGCGCCTAGCTGATTTTTGCATCGAGAAACGCATGATCGCCATCGACATAAGAGCCCTCGATTAACTTATGCGTCTCGGCGTAAATAAGATCGTTGGACGGATACTCCTTCGCCATCTGACTTTGGATGTCCTGATCGGAGAGCGACGGGTCAAGAATCTTCGCCATGATGGGGAATACGCTGTCGATCTCATCATGTGGCCCATCGACGTAGACGCGGATCATATCGTTTTTCCCGTATCCGAGCACTGCCCCGTAGACCAGCACGTCCACTGACGATTGGCCGAGTCTTCCGTGGAGAGCGTCTGCGGTGGAGAAAGCGCCGGTGCGATACTCCGTCCGGTAATATGGGCCGGTCGAATCGCTCGGCGTGAATTTCTCGACGTCGGTTATCTGCGTTGATGAGTTCGCGTTGAACTCGTCCACAAAGCTCTGCGCCGTCTTCTCGGCTGCCTGTGGTTGTGGCTTCTCCTGCTGTGCGCTGACGTCCGGCGTCTTGGCTGGCGTGGGATCCGGCTCCTGCTGGCTTCCGCAGCCACAGGCCGTCGCCAGGAGAAGCGTCGCCGCTGTGATGGCAATGATTTTCTTACGCATTGATGAAAAACCTTTCTTTGATTCTAGACGTGTTGAGCATGGCTCGGTAGTCCGTGAGCACCTGCGTGGTCACGTTCAGTTCATCGGCTATCGACCATAGGTCATCGTCGTACATGCGTTCCGCCAATGCTAGTTCTGCCGGGTCGATGAGCAGGCGTGCGGTCTGCCGTCTCGCCCGACGTTCCAGTTTCGAACTATTGTTCGAACAGCCGGTGTCGCCATGCCGCCAATGCAAGAGCTCGTGAACGAGCGTGCACCGTTTCGCCGCGTAAGTGAGCCTGCGGTCAATCAAGATGACATGATTCTCGGCGTCGTAACAGCCCCATAGTCCGTCCGGCAGGATGGCGCTGGACACGGTGACCGGAAGTCCGACAATGGCGCGGCGCATGGCACCGTAGGTCATGCGCCGGTCGATCGGCAGGTCAGGCAGGCTCGTCGTAATCCGGCCCAGCCTCTCCATTGATCGCCTCCTGCTTGCCCTGAGCGTTATAGGCGGCAAGACCGTAGCCGCCTGCCCGCGCCTTCCTTTCGGCGGCTTCGACCGCATGACGCTGCGAATCCATCACGATGTCGCCGACCGATACGCCGGTGACCTCGCTGATGCGTTCCAGGTCGCTCAGGTTGAGAGGTCTTGTGAAGTTCTGGCGCTTGTACCAGTAATCCTCGCCGAAGCCGCAGGCCTTGGCGAATTCCTTGATGGTCATGCCGCTGTTCTTCTGGAGTCTGACGCATTCGCGCATGACCTGCTTTGCGAACTGCGTGACTTCGTTTGCTTTCATTCCCATGGCTCTCATTATAGCCAATTACGTAGCCAATGTGTGCGAATTGTGAAGAACTATGAAAATACATAGACGTGAACTACGAAATTGCGTAGATTAAGAACTGTCGAAAGGAAAACAGAGATGAAGACCACAGCCAAGACCAAGACCCCCGACCACTACCCGTGCGGCCACATGCGCGGCCCCGGCTGGCACGACTGGCGCGCCTGCCTCACCAAGCAGGGAATCGAGGAGGATGAATGGCCGGTCTGACGGAAACAGCCAGTCGTAACCTCGCGGGCGAACTGGCCCGTCATCGCAAAACACGCGAAGACCTCGCCAAAGCGTGGGGATGCGCGCCGAAAACAGTGGACACGCGACTCCGCGGCCAAACACCACTCACGACCGACGAAATCGAAAAAGCCGCCCACCTACTCGGTCTCGAAGCCTCCACCCTCACCATGCTCCTCATCCAGCCGATTGACAGCATCAAACAATTCAAAGCCTAAGGAAACCGAAATGAGCCAGTTGCTTAACCCGCCGAAGCCACCGGAATCGAGGAAAACCATGAAACCAAGAATCGAACTCATCGGCACCACCGGCTACGCCATCCGCATCCAGGAAGACAAGAGCGGCCAACTCATCGAGCTCCACGCGGACGGCGAGGAAGTCCTTGCGGACATCCCTGAAAGCGCCCTCGACAACTTCGCCTACAGCCTCAACGACGACTTGGGGAACATGCGATGAGTCAATCATTCGAACTGCGAATCATCGAGGACGGCACGCACAGCAGCGACCACAGCTGCCTCATCGGACTCAGATTCGACATGGCAGACGGATACCAGGAACACATGCTCAACAAAACCGACCTCATGAACCTCCGCCGCGAAATCGGACGAACACTCAAAGAACTCAACCAGAAGAAGGACAAGAAATGAACATCTTCCAACAGCGAGAAAAAATCATCGAAGACCTCATCACGGCATGCAAGGACCACGACGAAGAGAAAGCCAACCACCTGCTCAACCAACTCACGGAACTCGACAAGCAAGCCGAACAGAAGCCACTGCCTGAAGAGCCGAAGGAGCGGGGCTTCTATGTCACCGCGAATGATGGTCTGCTCCTGCTTAAGGACATCGATGATGACTGGTCGGCGCGCACATGGGATGACTGCTCGGCTAATCACATGTGGAATGGCAATAGACAGTATGCGAAGTGGCCGACTGTCTGCGCCACACTCCCGCCTGAAGCATTCCCATTCAAACGAGTAAAAACGGGAGATGGTGACGATGACTGACACGATCACCATTCACGAACAGGCGGGATTCGCAACCAGCGGCATCCAAGTGACCAGCATCCTCGCCAGCACATTCGAAATCAGCAAGAAAGTAGACAAGACGATCATCAGGCTGAGCCAGTACCTCGATGGCAGTTTCGCTCTGACGGTAAACGGCTCGCGTGCGGAACTCACCGCCGAGGAACTTGACAGAATCGGCGAACTGTTCCGCACGCAGGCCCGGAACGTGATCAACAGTCGGAAAGATTGAGCGACTGCTTCAACATCACGGCAATGTAGGTCGTCTCACCCTGCGGGAGGAGTTGGAAGCTGACCGGCTCCCAACCGTCCATCTGCTCGGCCAGTTCAGGCGCCGAGCCAAGGAAATCAAGGGTAAGGCTCCTTACGGCGCCGACCTCGGCAGGAAAAAGCTGTGAACTGGCGACGTGGAACGTGACCATCCGATACTCCGTTTTCATCCAAAATCACCTCCCTTCAAGAAGACAAGAAGACATCATGGACAACAATATCGAACCCCGGCGGAAGCCGAACTACACGCGCCGCCGCATCAAATTCGCCCTCGCGGTGGTCGCCCTCATCGTCACATCCACACTCATGCTCACCTGGCATGACGGTGACACCACCGCCGCGCTCATGGTGGAAGGCGTGTACATCGCCACCGCATTGTGGCTGATCGTCAGATTCGCGCCACGCGACTAAAGACTTCCCGCTGGCTGGCAGTCCCAACAAACAACCAAAAATCGGGTTGTTCCGCAGGATACCCACGTTCACTCATTCGTCGGCCAGTGGGGACACATAACTGAATATCGATTATTATCCACGCGCCGACCACATCCTGCTTCACATACACTGTCGGCGCACTGGCTGGGCGACGGTTCGCCCGTCCACGGATTCCAATCTCTTCTCTCTCTATCAACCACGCAGGCACTCCGGTGCCTGCAAACCCTTTCAAGTCCGCCTGACGGCTTCAGTCGCCGTCGGCCGCGCCACCGGCCGCCAGCATGTTCAGGTCATGCTCCAACAGTCAAAGGGGCGTTCGGAATCCACGGACGGCATCGGTTCGACTCCGACGCCAGCCACTCAGCCACATCCACTCGTCAGGGTGGGGCACGCAACGTCAACACGTCAAGGAGCCACAATGAAAATCACCACACCACACGGCACTCTCAAAGGCGAAAACATCGAAGCCATCCTCAAAGAACATGGATATGACTGCCTGTGCGGTGCCGACCTGCGCGGTGCCGACCTGTGCGATGCCAGCCTGAGTCATATCGACCTGCGTAGTGCCGACCTGCGCGGTGCCGACCTGCGCGGTGCAAACCTGTGGAGTGCAAACCTGCGGAGTGCAGACCTGAGCTACGCCGACCTGAGCGGTGCCAACCTAAACCGCGCAGACCTAAACGGTGCCGACCTGCGTGGCGTCAACTTGAGTGGTGCAGACCTGAGCCAGGCCAACCTGAGCGGTGCCAACCATGTAAAACTCAGCATCGCCAAAACCAGCATCCTCCCAGACGAAGGCGACATCATCGGCTGGAAAAAAGCATACGTAGACGACACAATGCCACCGAGACCAGTCATCGTAAAGCTCCTCATTCCGGCCGACGCGCAACGCTCCAACGGCACTGGGCGCAAATGCCGCGCCAGCACAGCGCGGGTGCTTGACCTGCAAGACAAGCAAGGCAACAGCCTCCCACCGGACACCACGGCATACAGCAGATACGACACAGACTTCACGTACAAAAAAGGCGAAACCGTGCACGTCGAAAACTTCGACACCAACCGGTGGAACGAATGCGCTCCAGGCATCCACTTCTTCATCACCCGCATCGAAGCAGCCGAATACTAAGGAGGCTCCAAATGAATGAAACCAGACAACAGAAGCTTGAATACCTCACCGACAACGGCTACCTGCACAATCTGCGAGGAGAGTTAGGCATGTCCACTAAAACGCTAAGCCTCCTCACAAAACTGCCAGAGGACATGTTCACCGCCATCATCCCAAAGGATGCGAAGAACGGAGATACTGGAAACGCGATTCTTTCAGAAGATTTGGTGAAAGCCATGCGCAGAGGCTCCAAGGAACTCCAAGCCAAATACAACACCACCGACATGATCGACATTCTCTACGCGGAGGCAACCAAATGAGCAACGATATCGTCGAAGTCCCGTTCAACGGGAGCGTGATGATCGCGCAGAAGTTGGATGACGGGGAGATCTATGCGGCGTTGAAGCCGATCTGCGAAAACATCGGGATTGCATTCAACGGCCAGAGGGAACGGCTTAACAGAACGCCTTGGGCAGTTGTGCGTATGATACGCACAACTGGTGCTGACGGTAAACGGTACGACATGATGGCTGTCAGCCGGAAGACGCTGACGATGTGGCTTGCGACCATCGACACGAGCCGTCTCAAGGATGAACATGCCCGCCGTAACGTGACCGTCTACCAGCAGGAAGCCGCAGAAGCCCTTGACAAGTATTTCAACGAGGGTGGTGCAATCCGTGTTTCCGATGCTGATTCGGACGAGGACATCATGGCCCGTGCGGTGCTCGTCGCACAGAAGACCATCGAGCATAAGAATCGGCAGATCGCGGAAAAAGACGCGCAAATCAAGGTGTTGGAGCCTAAAGCCCTGTTCGCTGACGCGGTGGCTGCGTCCGACGGCACGTGCCTTGTCGGCGAATTGGCGAAGATGCTGCGCCAGAATGGCTTGAACATCGGCCAGAATCGGCTTTTTCAGCTTCTTCGCGATGATGGGTTCTTCGGCAAGTCCGGCTCGAACCGCAACGTGCCGACGCAGAAGGCGATGGACTTGGGCTTGTTCCGCATCAAGGAGACGGCGGTGACGCATTCGGACGGCCACGTGACCATCAGCCGCACACCAAAGGTCACCGGCAAGGGACAGCGCTATTTCATCGCCCGCTACTGCCCGGAGAAGAAGCCGAATGACTGACCTGCTTCGGCCGGAGGAGTTCGCGGCGATGATCGGCTTGAGTCCCCGCACTCTCGCCAATTGGCGGAGCAATGGCAGGGGGCCGAAGTATCTGAAGCTCGGCCCTGAACCACCAGCTGGCAAGCAGGACAGGCGCCCGGTGCTTTACGAGCGTGACGTGGCCGAGCGTTGGGCCACAGCACACCAGTACACGAGGACGGTGGCGAGATGAAAAACGGCATGTTCGTCCCAGCGGCGCGGGTCCAAAGCCGCCCAGATGTCAAAAGCGATGGGAAAGTACGCTTCGACACCGGCAAGCCGACCCTCACGCAGCAAGGAATCGACGTGGACAAGTTCATCAGCGACAACCACGCGCTCATCGAAAACTTAAGGAAAGGAACACGTTGAAACACGAATACACGGGCGACGAGCTCGCCGAACTGAAGAAAATCTACGACGAGTCGGGCGAAGCCGGACTCCAGATCGGCGAAATGCGGGCGTTGCGCAAGGCCGGACTCCTCACGCAGGGCCTACCGGAGAAACCGGCGGAACCGTCGAAACGCGATCTCATCCTCGCGCATTGCAGAAACCGCATCGACCAAGGCCAACCGTTCGACGGCAAGGAAACCGCCGAAGCGCTCGGCATAAGCCAGAAAACGGCAGGCAACATCATCGGCCAACTCCGCAAGGAAGGACTGCTGCCGGCCTTCGACCAGCATTCACCCCGCAAAACACGGAAAAACGCCACGACCGGAAAGAAGAAAGAAACCATGACCACCACATCGAAACTCACAGTGGACAAAATCACCGCAACGAAACTCACCCCCGTCGGAACCATCAGCGTCGGGCCACAAGCCACAGCCGATCCGCGCATCATCATCGCAAACGCCTTGGTCGACATCTTCGACGCGGTGAGCGCCTTGCAGCGAACCGCGTTCCAAGCCAACGACAAGGTGGTCTACGGATTCGCCACGAAACTGCTCACCGGCGAATTGATGGACATTAAGGCCAACTACTCGAAGGACGCGAAGTGAAGCGTATTCCACTCAAGGACACGGAACGCTACACGATCGAACGTTTCAAGCAGTGCAAGAAGACGGAACGTCATCTCGCGTGGCTGAAGAGCCGTAAGGCGGGTGTGGGCGGGTCTGACATGAGCACGATTCTCGGCCTTAACGCTTTCAAGACGCCTTACGAATTGTGGCTTGAGAAGACCGGCCGTGTGGAGCCGGAGGACATCTCCGACAAGTGGGCTGTCATCAAAGGCAACGCGTTGGAGAACGAGCTCAGGAAGCGTTTCCGTGCCAATCATCCTGAAATGCTCGTCACGGACGGCACGGACAAGCAGTTCATCATGCGCGCCAAGCCATATCTGCGCGCTTCACTTGACGGCATCCTGCAAGGGGAGGACGGAAGCTTTGGAATCCTCGAAATCAAAACGGCGAGCGGCCGTCGAGCGGGGGACTGGCGTGACGAGGATGGCAACCTCCGAATTCCGCCATACTACTTGGCTCAGGTCGAATTCTACGCGCTCGTCACTGGATGGAAGTGGGGATACGTGTATGCCGCCATCGGGGACGACGAGCCGGTAGAGATTCCCTTCGAGGCGGACGTGGAGGATATGGCCGCGATAGACAAGGCCGCAGCCGACTTCTGGCATTTCGTCACCACTGGCACGCCGCCGCAATTGACCGGAGGTGACGTGCAGAAGGCGTTCCCCGAGCCCACGCCGGACATTGTGGACGAAAGCGACGATGACGACCTGTACGACCTGCTCGCAAGATACGAGAGCGCCACCGGAATGCTGAATGACATGAAGTCCGCTCAGAAGGAATTGCAGGAGCAGATCATTCTGCGCATCGGCTCGCACACCGGCATCAAGTGCGGGAATTTGCAAGCCACCTACAAGCCGACAACCCGCAAGGAATACACCGTCAAAGCCACCACATACCGCAAATTCACATTCAAATCCATCGAGGAAAAGGAGCAATAATCATGGGAGCAATCGCACAGCAGGCGCAAGGCCGTCAGATGGTCGAAATGACGCCGAAGAAAAACCTCCAGATGCTGATGAAGAAAAGCTGGCCGCGCATCGCCAGCGTGGTCGGCAACAACATCAGCCCCGACCGCCTCTACCAGATGTGCGTCAGCGCCATCAACAAGACGCCGAAACTCGCGGAATGCTCACCGCAAAGCGTGCTCTCCTGCTTCATGACCTGCTCCGCGCTCGGATTGGAACCATCCAACGTGGACGGATTGGGACGCGCCTACGTGCTTCCCTTCTACAACAAAAAATCCGGCGGCATGGAGGCCACGTTCATCATGGGCTATCGCGGCATGATCGATTTGGCGCGACGCAGCGGCCAGCTCGTGGACATCAGCGCCCGAGCCGTCCACCAGGGAGACGAATTCTCCTACTCGTATGGTCTCAACGAGGATCTGCACCACGTGCCATGCGCCAACCCCGGCGAACTGACCCACGTGTACATGGTCGCGCATTTCAAGGACGGCGGCCACTACTTCCTCGTGTTGAACCGTCAGGAGATCGAGCAGGCGAGGGCACGCAGCAAGAGCGGTAATTTCGGCCCATGGAAGACCGACTACGAGGCCATGGCCAAGAAGACAGCCATCCGCCGCGCCGCCCCATACCTGCCTTTGACCGTGCAGGCGCAGACCGCCGCCGCCAGCGATGACACCACACCGGATTACGGCGACGTGTTCCAGCCGGTGCTTGATGACGATGGCGATGATGGAGCTGATGACGTGACCGCCGAGGTCATGGAGCCGGACGTTGAAGCCGGGCAGCAGACTGAAGTGAAGGAGGCCGAGTGATGGCCGGAGAGACTGTTATCACGATCGTCGGCAATCTGACCGCCGACCCGGAATTGCGCACGACACGCAATGGCGGCGCGGTGGCGAATTTCAGCATCGCGGCCACGCCACGCGTATACAACAGCCAGGCCAACCAGTGGGAGGACGGTCAGGCGCTGTTCCTCCGCTGTTCGGCCTGGCGTGACCTCGCCTCGCATTGCGTCCAGACGCTCCGCAAGGGCATGCGCGTCATCGCGCAGGGCCGTTTGCAGCAGCGCTCCTATCAGGCGCAGGACGGTTCCAACCGTACCGTCATCGAAATGACCGTGGAAGAGATAGGACCGTCGCTCCGTTATGCGACGGCGCAGGTGCAGAAGATGCAGTCAGGCGGATACCAGGGCAACGCCAATGGTGGCGGCTATCAGCAGCCGCAGCAGGCACAGCAGCAGGCGCAGGCTCCGGCAGATGACCCGTGGGGCGCTCCGGCTGGAGAGCCTGATTTCTGATGCGTGAGTGGATTGAGCCGCCGGACGTGCTGCCCACATGTCCGATTCATGGGTGCACGATGTATCCGGCGCGCCCCATCCCATGCCCCGAATGTGAGGCCGAAAGCGAAGACCATTACGCGGACATTGGCGATGCCGACATTTGGATTTTGGAGGACGAATGACGCAGGAAACCACCATCGACGTGCCGAAGGCCTACTGGTGGACCCAGAACAAGCGTGGAGACTGGCGGGCGAAATACCGGCGCACCAGCGTCGTGAAAAGACGTGCCTACCTCACCTACCGCAGTCTCATCAACAGCGGCAAACTCAAGCCGCCAACCAAATGGCCAGTGCACGTCACCGCCATCATCCACCCCTTGACACACGGCAGATTCGATCCTGAGAACGCGGCGCCGATGGTCAAGGCAATCTTGGACGCCATCACACAAGCCGATTTCTGGCCGGACGATAACGCCAGATACGTGGTCGGCCCGGACTACAGGCTAGGCGAGCCAAGCACCGAAAAAGGCGTCTACCACATCACAATCCGAATCGAAGAAGAGGAGCACTGACATGGCTACGAACGTGAGTCAGCAAGACGAGACACTGCACAAGGTTATCGAATGGTGTGAGCAGCGCGAGGTTGAGGGATTACGGCTTGCCAATGCTTTGCTGCAGAAGCATGACTTGGCTGCTTATGCAGTGGTCAAAGCTCAAATAGACGCATATCACAAGACCGCCGAACATTGCCGTCACATGCTCGGCTATTCCGGCTCGATGCCTTCCGAGGTGCCTAACCAAAGCGAGGACGCGAAATGAGCATCATACTGGACGAGGCGCAAGCCTACGAAGATTCGCGGAATTACGACTGCTGCCAGATCATCAACGGCGCTTTCACCGTCGGCTGCGCGGTGAACGAGGCCTACTGCGAGGGACGAAGCGCCCCACCCGCGGACGTGGAAGTGGAGGCTGTGGCGAAACGGCTCTGCTGGAACAGCTACGAATGGGATGGCATCGATAGCTACGCGGCGAAAGACGAGGATGACGCATGGAATTATGCCGGTGAGATTCCCGGCTTCCAGGAGGAATATATCAGACAGGCCAAGGAAATGCTCGAAATCGCACGGAAGGCGGTAAGCGAATGAGCAAGACGATCCGATACGTGGAGTGCGCCCACTGCGGCGAGACCGTCGGCACATATTACGTCACCTGCCCATACTGCGGATACCGCCTGGTGTCCGCTCAGCAGGCGGTCATGGATGGCTTGGCATGGTGACGCTCGACCCGCCACCGGACTTGGTGGAGATCGCCGAAGCCTTGGATGCGATGGCGAAACCACACGTGGGAAGCGGCTGGGCGAACACCAACTACACCGATCTGCCCTGCACCACGCCACGGCAGGAGGCCATCTGGATGGCATACAACGGAATCACAAGAGGGGAGGATTGATGGCAAGGCGTGGTTACGTGCAGCTCGTTAACGGCTTCTATCTGAACGGCAAGGTGCTCGAACTGATGGACGAGTGCCCTGCCGCAGTGGCGCGTTTCTGCATGATACTGAGCTTCTGCGGCGATAATCTCACGGATGGATACGTGAGCCGTCGAGACATGAGGTACGTACTCCGCGCCACCGATGAGGAGTTGCGGCTCCTGCTTATGGAAAACATGCTCGAGGAGGTCGATGAAGGATACGTGGTCCATGATTACACCGAGCACAACCGCAGTCGTGAGCAGGTGCTGCGCTCCCGCAAGAAGACCGCCGAACGCGTGGCCAGGCATCGTGAAAACGACGATGTAACGCCGTTACATGCATCGCGTAACGGTGTTACATCCCAGAAACACCAGAACACCAGAACACCAGAACACCAAAAGAAAGAAAAAGAAGAATATTCTTCTTCTTTTTCCAAAGAAATCGGCGTAAGCGAGTTCGAACTGGTGAGGGAGAAGGCCCACGCCAACGCCGACATCATCCGCGATTACCCGAATCTCGACCTGTCGGACGCGTGGAATGCCTTCGCCGCTCGCCACTACGGCGAGACACGCACCGTCAACGACTGGTGCTGCCTATGGAAGGGCTGGTGCCAGCGACGCGCACGCATGAGCGGCATACCACCCTCGAAACCACACAGGCACACGTGGCAATGCGAACACGTGCTCCAGGCGCTCGGACGCGACAAGGAAACCGCCACGCCAGACCAACGAGCCTGCCAACTCGCAGAACGACTCAACAAGGAGCAGAACACACAATGATAGAACCCAAACTCATCTACCATCTCACAGACGCCGAATACCACCGACGCATGGCCAAGGCATGGCGAGAAGGCTACGCAGCCGGATGGAAAGACCAGGAATGCGACTTTCCGCCACACACCACAGAAAATCCATACAAGGAGACAACACGATGAGAATCAAGAAAGTCCTCGAAGACATGATCATCAAGTGGCATCAGGCCGGTTACGCGCTTGACGAGATCGCGCCGCTCGTGCCGCAGGTGCCGAAAGCCGAAATCGCCGCACTCATCCGCCAGCACGACAAGGAGACCAGACTTTGACCAACTGCCAGCACTGCCGGAAGCCAATGAAGCCGGTGGCCGCGAATCTGCTCTGCGCCAGCTGCCGAGAAAACTACTGGCAGCTGATCCGCCAGCTCGGACACGTCCAACTGCCAGCCCTGCGGAGCATCATGCTCCGTCAGGCGCACATCGGCCCCACAAGCCACACGCCAAACAAAGGCAACGCGCCACTGCCCATCGACACCCGCGCGCAGGACCTCATCAACGAATCGGAAGCGTGGCTAGCCGAACAGGCAGGGAAAATCAGAACGGCATACGCTGGATTCGACTGGCGGAAAGCATGGTACGCCATCATCAGCAACCGGCACACCATCCTCAACATGAGCACCGCAGCAGACGACTACGCCGCCCTGGCACACATCACCAGACGCAACGAACAAGCACTGACGCCGGAAGACGAGCTCATAATCATCGGCACCTGCCCCACCTGCCGCCACCAGCTCACAGGCATGCCAGAAGCCGAATCGGTCACATGCCAAGGCTGCCACAGGGAATGGGCTGCGCCAGCAATCAAAGCAGCCCGAGACGAAAGACTGTGGCAAGTGCGCATCACCGGCACACCAAGCGATGCGGCCAAAGAGCTGAAACGCTACGGCCTGACCGTATCACGCAACCTCATCAGCCAATGGCTCAAACGCGGCAAACTGTCGCACGCCACGCCGACAGAACACAAGCGGCAGTACACGTTCAACCTCGGAGAACTAGCAGCCCTACTTGACTGTCACCGTTGAAATGCTATACTGTCGTATGTTCGTAGAATGGTTCAGCCGGAAAATGGTTGGACCATTTTTCATATCCAGCTTCGGTAGCTCAGCGGTTAGAGCACAAGGGATAGCACAGATACCTAGGACGGATACCAAACCGGCCATGGCTTCATGATTCTTTGAATGCCCGTGATAAGAGATAGTGCATCCCACACCACGCGCTGGTTCGACTCCAGCCCGAAGCACCACAAGGCGGTGACCACATGCCAGGAAGAGCACGCAAGACAAGCCGTCAATTCGAAAAAGACAAGGCCGCATTCTTCAACCAATGCAAGGCACAGCATGCAGTCTGCTGGTTGTGTGGTATGCCAATCGACTACAACGCAGTCAAGAACACCACAGATGACAGCTTCAACCTCGACCACCTCTACCCAGTCTCGAAGCATCCCGAACTCCAGTTCGACCCGGCAGGCTTCAAACCAAGCCACACCAGCTGCAACCGACTAAGAGGCAACAGCGACCCGCCAGCACCAATCGGAACACTAAGCAGGCAATGGATTAAGACAGCATGAGCAAGGAGGCAATGATGCCACAGCAGCCAGTCACGCTAGAGCTCACCGCCACGATCAGCGACAAGACATTCCCAATCAGCTCATTCACCGTCAACATCCCAATCAACGTCACCCACAACGAAGTCAACACCTTCACAGTCGGCGACTGCTACACCACACTCATCACTCCAAAACCACCAAGCGCAGACGAACTTATTACACGATTCACAAACGCAATCAAAGCATTCAAAACAGCATTCGAAACCAACCCCGACGGGGTAGGGGCGGTGAAATCCTAAAAACCACCCCGAACCGACCCACGTCCCGCGTGGTTGCTCTTCCTCTCCCCGACGGACGAAATTGACCGGGGGTCGCGCGCGCGATTGCAGATTCGAGGTGAAGCATGTCGGCGAAATTCCCGAGTCATAATGTGGCGGAGGCTTTGGAGCGCTCATTGAAGAACGCCGATGGGCTGAAGGCCGTGAATTCCGCAGTGGTCGCGGCCGCCCGCGTACTGGCTGGTCGGATTGACTTCCTGAATGCCACCGGATTCGTTGACGAGAACGGGAAGATCGACAATGTGACTCTGCCGACTTTCCTGAAATACTGCCAATCTCTCGGATTGACTTTGGACGCTCCAGCGAAGGTCGGGCGTCCGGCCAGGCAGAAGCCCGAAGTCAGGGCTGAGGAAGCGAAGAGCGACAAGGTTATCGCGATGGATGATTTCATGAAGCGGTTCGGCTGAGAGGTGGTGTCCGATGGCGGCTGAGAATCTTACGGTTTTCGGTGCCATCGACGATGAGCATCATGGTGTGACCCTGCCGCGTATCTTCACGCCGCCGCTCAGGCCGTTGACCAAGGAGACCAGCAATGGTTTCGCGGTTATCGCGTTCGCGGAAATCATGCTGCACGTCCACCTTTACCCGTGGCAGCAATGGCTTTTAGTGCATGCGCTTGAACTGCTGGAGGATGGCAGCTATCGCTTTCGTAAGGTGATTGTGCTTGTGGCCCGTCAGAATGGCAAGACCACGCTGATGGGCGTGCTTGCCGCGTGGTGGTTGTTCGTGGACTCTAATAAGCATCCCGACCGAGTGCCGCCCGTCAAATTCCTGGTGGTCGGTGCCGCGCAGACGTTGGACAATGCGAAGGGCCCGTACAATCAGGTCAAGGAGTGGTGCAATCCTCAGCCTTCTACCGATGAGGAAGCGGATCTGGTCATTCCTGATCTCGCCGCGATGACGCAAAAATTCGTCAACACTAACGGCGAGGAGGCGATCATCACCCGCTCGAAGGCCAGATATATTGTCCGCGCCGACAAGAACATTCGAGCCAAGTCGGCGGCGCGTGTGGTGTTCGATGAGTTGCGTGAGCAGCATACTGATGATGGCTGGAACGCTGTCAGCCAGACCACGAAGGCCGTGTGGTCGAGCCAGTTGTGGGGCATTTCGAACGCTGGCGACTATCGGTCTGTGGCGTTGCGCAAGCAGGTGGACAAGGGCCGCAAGCTTGTTGACGAGTGGACTCGTCTGAGCGTCGACGGTGGCAATCCGGCCGACGTGTTCCTGTCCGGCGAGCAGGACGGCAGCTTTGGATATTTCGAATGGTCTGCGCCTGACAAGTGTCCGGTGGATGATGCCGATGCGATCCGTCAGGCGAATCCGTCGCTCGGCTACGGTCCGATGACCGTCATGAGCGTCAGATCCGATATTGACGGCATGACCGAGGCCGCTTTTCGTACCGAGGTCCTGTGCCAGTGGGTGACGGCTGACATCATTCCTTTCATCAATCCGAAAATGTGGGCCAGCGGAATTGATTCGCGTTCCACGATTCCGAATGAGAATCGAGTGGTGCTGTCCGTGGATACGAGCGCGGACCGTAAGACCACGTATGTGGCCGCTGCCGGAATGCGTGCGGACGGGTTGCCGCACGTGGAGTTGATTGCTCGTCGTGACGGCATGCTGTGGGTGCCGCACTTTTTGGATTTGCTTCGTGAGAGCTGGCCGGGCATTTGTGAGATTGCGGTGCAGTCGAAGGGTTGTCCGGCAGTCGATTTCATCGACCCGCTCACCGAAAAAGGCTGGAACGTGCATCTCATCGAAGGCTTCCGGTTGGGCGCGTGCTGCGGCCGCTTCCATGACCGTGTGCGTGAGGGCAAGCTACGGCACCTGCCGCAGCCCGCCATCGAACAGCAGGTGAGCGTGGCCGTATCCCGGCGTCTTGGCGAGGTCGAGGTGTGGGACCGCACCAAGTCCGCATTGCAGATTTCCGGCTTGGTTGCCGAATCTCAGGCATTGTATGCGTTGGAGACCATGCAAGTCGAAGCGGAGACACCGAAATATGTGCCGAGCGTGACCCATTTCGCAGTCGTATGACCCAGTGAGGAGGTTTCATGGGGTTCTTTTCCAGATGGCTCAAGAAAAGCCCGGTATCCGTGGCCCAGAAGTTCTCCGAATCGCCGGTGAACATTTCACAGGTGGCGCAGATTCCCATCGACTGGTTCGGCGCTGGAGTGTATGAGCGTGAGGCGGCGGTGCGTACCGTCATCGACCATATCGCGCGGAATATCGCCAGCATGCCATTCAAGGTCTACACTCGCCAGCCTGACGGTGACCGCGTGGAGGATACCACAAGCCCGTTGGCGCAATTGATGGCCAAGCCGAGCGTTCTTCCTGGCATGACACGCTACCGGTTCTTCTACTCGCTGCTCTGCGATGGCCTGCTCAATGATCGGTGGCTGTGCCTGCTCGATGCCGACAGGCAGTCCGGCAGACTGTGGCTGCGGCGTATTCCGGTGCAGAATTTCACGCTTTCCGGCAACACTCTTGATGAGATCACCGGCGTGCAGATCAGCACCGGACAGCCGGAGGGCAGCCAGTATTTCAAACTGCCAGACCCGCAGATTCTGCTTGATGTGGGGTACAGCACGTCCGGCATCGGCGGTTCTCCCGTGTCCGGCACTCTCGCCCCGCTTTTGGCGGAGGCTCGTGAGATGGCCGAATATCGGCGTGCGATAGCGAAGAACGGCGGTCAGATTCCGGCGTACATCTCGCGCCCGAAGGAGATGCCGTGGCCTTCGCAGGAGGCGCAGGACGAATTCGTGCAGGGCATGCGCAATTACAAGGCTGGAGGCAATCTCGCCGGTGGCTGGCCGCTGCTCAACGACGGCATGGAAATCAAGACCGTGGACGCCTTCAAGCCGATCGACATGCAGGACATCGACGCGAGGGACAAGATCCGCATCGACGTGGCCAACGCCTTCCATATCGCGCCGGAGAATCTTGGCTTTCGCAGCGGCACGAATTCCAACATCGCTTCCTTCAAGGAGCAGATGTGGAATGTGGAGCTCATGCCGTACATCGTGGCGTTCGAACAGTCGCTCAACCTGCTGCTGCCCGACGCGCTCGGACAGCCGGACGCCTACATCGAGGCGAACGTTGACGCCAAGCTGCGCGGAACGTTCTCCGAGCAGTATCAGGCGCTTTCCACGGCCACGGGGCGCAGCTTCATGACCACGAACGAGGCGCGGCGCATCCTCAACTATCCGAAGCTTGATGGTGGCGACGAATTGGTGACGCCATTGAATGTGGCAACCGGCGGACAGCCCAGCCCGCAGGATGGCGGCAGGACGCAGAACGCGCAACAGAACAATCCAGTGAACGGAGAAGACCAGTGAATCTCAAACAGCTCAGATTCAACGTGAAGTCCTTGGATGATTCCGCTGGCGAAGGCGTTTTCAGCGGCTACGCCAGCACTTTCGGCAACAAGGACCTGCAGGGCGATGTGATCGCCAAAGGCGCTTTCGCGGAGACATTGGAGAAGGACTACAACGGCGGTGCCGGTATTCCTATCCATTGGAACCATCAGGACGGCAAGCCGACCGACATCATCGGCCGCACACTGAGCGCCGTCGAGGATGAGAAGGGCCTTCTCATCTCGGCCCAGCTCGACATCGAGGATAATCCAACCGCCCAGCAGGCTTACGACCTGCTCAAGGATGGCAGGGTCCATCAGATGAGCATCGGCTTCGTGCCGACGAAGACCGCGTGGATCACGGAAAAAGGCGACGGCCCGTGGGGCGGCCATTCCGAATTCCAGCAGATCAAGCTTTTCGAGATCAGCGTGGTGCCGGTGGCCGCGAACCAGCAGGCCGAGATCCTGGCCGTCAAGTCAGGTCGCGCCATCAGCTCCGCCAACGAGGAGAAGCTTCGTGCCGCGCTGGCCTCGTTGAACGAGGTGCTTGACGGCATCGATTCCGATAATTCCGCTTCCGACGAGGATAAGCCGGATGATTCCAAGACCGGCGAGAAAAAGGATGATAAGAAGCTTGCCCCTGATAAGGGCAGGGACGCGGAGGCCGAGAAGGCCGAGCGCCTGAACGTAATCAAATCCGCCCGTGAACTGGTCACTGGCGGCAAGGACAACAAGGAGACCAAATGAGTTTCAATGATCGTCTCGCCAAGACCAAGGCCGCCATCGAAGCGGTGCTGGCCAAGGGCGAGGATAATCTCGACGCTTCCGACATCGAGAAGCTGAAGGGGCTGAACGCCGAAGCGCACGAATTGCAGGATTCCATCGAAACGTTGGATGCGGTGCATAAGCGTTTCGCGGGATTGACCGACAATCTGGCGGACACGCAGAAGAGCGGTGTCGCCCATCAGTCTCTTGGCGATTTCGTCGTGAAGAGCATCGGCGAGCAGCTGGTGAAGATGAAGGGCGTGTCCGGCGCTTCCATCGCCACGCCTGAATGGCTGCCGAACCGCAAGGCCAACACCGACAATCAGGTGACCGATGGGCCGTCCGGCGCGTATGGCTCTCTGCTGACATATGTTGACCCGAATTTCGTGGAAGGCTACCGCCGTCCGACCATCACCAACCTCTTCGGTGTCGGCGCCATTAGTGGACAGGCCATCACCTACTTCGTGGAAGGTGCTCAGGAAGGCGATTTTAAGACCGTCGGCGAAGGCGATGAATTCGGTCAGATTCATTACGCCAATGCGACCGAGCACACCGACGCATTGTCCACCATCGCTGGCTTCATCAAGGAGTCCGGTGACATGATCACCGACCTCGCCTTCTTGAAGTCCGACATCGATGGCCGTCTGCTTTACAGTCTGAGCATCAAGGAGGAGCAGCAGCTGCTCAACGGTGATGGCACTGGAAAGAATATCAAGGGCCTGCTTAAGCGTGACGGCATCCAGACATACACGGCTACCGACGCCGGTAATGATGTCGCTATTCTGCACGCGCAGACCATGATTTCCACCGAGACCGGCATGATGCCTGACGCTCTGGTCATCAATCCGGCAGACTATGAGGCTCTTCGTGAAAAGAAGGACAACAACGGTGCGTACCTTGGCGGTGGCCCGTTCTATGGCGTCAATGGCGGTGCGGTGAACATCACACCGTCCCTGTGGGGTATGAACACTGTCGTATCCCCGGCAGTTGCCAAGGGCACCGCCGTTGTGGGTGCTTTCAAGCGTGCCGCGACCTTCTACCGCAAGGGCGGTGTCGCCGTGGAGGCCACCAACTCCAATGACACCGACTTCATTGCCGATCTGGTGACCATTCGTGCCAAGGAGCGCGTGGCATTGGCCGTGCGCATTCCGAAGGCTTTCGTCACCCTGACCTTGAAGTAAGGAGGAATGATGGCTCGACAGTTTCGAGTGATTCCGGTCACTTCCGCGAAGCTTGACCCGAACGCCGCCGTGGCGGATGTGATCTTCGTGGATGCGAAGGGCAAGCCGGCCGACATTGGTGGTTCTGCCGCCGCGCCGTATGTGCTTCCCGCTGCCGCCGAGAACGCTCTCGGCGGTGTGAAGCTGGCTAATGTCGCTTCGGCTGGTAATGCCAATGCCGCTGTGGGTGTAGCCGCTGGCGATGCGCCGACCAAGGCCGAGCATGACGCGCTCGTGACCGCTTACAACGATTTGGCGAAGCGTGTCAATGCTCTTGTGGCTGGTCTTGTGGCTGCTGGCGTGGTGAAGACGAGCTGAGACGGGAGGTCGGCATGAGTGATGTGAATGTGATTCCTGACATGATTGCCGACCCTTCGGCTTTCGAGGATGACGCGGCTTTCAGGCTTAAGGCTGCTCAGGCGGCGATTAGGCGTGAGTGTGGCTGGCATGTCATGCCGAACACGGCGCTTAGCGGTGTGATTAACACTCGTGGTGGTTCGGTGATTCGTTTGCCCGCGCGTCATGTGACGAGCATCGAATCATTGACCGACCGTGATGGCAACAAGCTGGCTTACGCCTATGACCCTGAGACGGGTCTTGTGGAGTCGCTTTCCGGTGGTTTCCCAGTCGGTGTTGCGGCCATCCGCTACGCGATCCATGCCGGCTATGATGACGCGCCTGACGTGCAGCAGGTGCTCATCAGTGCCGCGAAGCGGGCGGGCATGAGTCCGATCGGGCTTATCACCTCGCAGTCAACGAATGGCAGCAGCGCGAGTTTCGACGTCGTGTCGCTCATGCAGGAGGAACGGGACAAGCTCAAACCCTACAAGCTTGGAGGGTTGCCGTGAGCCTGATCGACGACCTGAACTCCGCTGTCGGCGTTTCCGCCATGGCTGGGGCCACGCGCTTTATTCGACTGCGCGCCAAACGCAAGGCCAATCCGTACAATTCGGCGCAGAACGAGCCAGACTGGAGCGTGCCTCCGGACGAGCTAGCCATCACGGGCGCCCTCGCCTCCAGCTCCAGCATGCGCACGCCGGACACGCTCGACACACAAACCGCATCCACGGCGTACCTCACCATCCCGGATTCGACAGCCGACGTGAAAATCGGCGACCGGATCCGCGCAGACCCCGACGACGGACGCTTGTGGGAAGTCGACGGATTCCCCTCGAAGGACGCGAACGCGTTCACCGGCTGGCGTCCGACCTTGGAATGCCGTCTGACGGAAAGAAAGGGCTGAAAATGGCGAAAAGCAGGATATCAGTCGACTTCAACCCGAAGTTCTTCGACGGGATCCTCAACAGCGCCGGAGTCAAGGCGCTCACAACGCTGGCCGCGAACAGGGCACTCGCCTACGCGAAGGCGTCAGCTCCGGTAGATACCGGCGCATACCGCGACGGCCTTGGAATCGAGGAGGTCAAAAGGGAGCACCGAACGACCGTCATGGTCGTCGGCCACGATCCGAAGACCCTGCTCGTGGAGTCGCGGACCGGCAATCTGGCCAAGGCGTTGAGGAAGGCGAGGGTCTGATGGCAAGCGTCATTCCACCAGACCTCGAACTGTTCCTCGCCGGATGGCTGCGCTCCAACCTCGCCGACGTGGACGGACTGCAGGCCGGAAACCGCATTCCGGACGGTTACGACGGCTCCTATCCGCTCGTGGTCGTGCGTGATGACGGCGGCACGCAATCCGCCGATCGCGTGACGTTCGACAGGTCGATAGGCGTTAACGTACTCGGATGGACGCGCAACGATACGAAACCATGCCGCGATCTGGCGGCCCGCGTGTACGGTGTGCTGACCGGAGAGCCCGGCATCCTCATCGGATTCGCCGAAGGCAGCCGCATCTGCGCCGTCGTGCCTGACGGATGCAACGGCCCGTACCCGGTCAGCGAGGACGCGGCATGGTGCCGCTACTACATGACCGTCGAATATTCGACGGCCGGAATCAGACAACCATAGAAAGGAAACGCCATGGCCAAAGACAGTCAGGGCATGGATCTGGGACAGGTGGAGGCGCTCGTCACCGCCGCCATCATGATCGTTCCGTACTCCACCGAAAACAAAATCACGCCGGAGATGATCGCATCCAGCAAGGCAACGCCGGAACTTCCGGCCGCCTACAATCGGTCGACCGCATGCATCGGACTCGTCAAGTCCGACGGCGGCAACCAGGATTCGCGCGACGGCGACGACCCGCTCGAGTTTTTGCAGGACGGGTATAAGAAGCTGCCGCTGGCGACCAGCCTTACGCAGACGTTCAGTCCGGCCGAAAACAATGCGCTGACCCGCAAGATCACCATCGGCGAGCCGGACGCGCAGGGCGTCTACCACGTGGCCGACATCATCCAGGACGCGAAGTGGATGGTGTATGAGGAGGAGACGTTCGACACCGGGCGTGTGCACCGTCGTGCCGGCGTCATGCAGGTCACCGGCAACGAGCCGGACCAGCAGGAGCGTGGCTCGGTCACAGGGCGAGCATTGACCGTCGAATGGATGAAGGATCCGCTGTATGTGGATGCGGAGCATCCGAACACGCGCTGGATCGAAAGCTGGTACGACCCAAAAGCGTGACGGCGGTGGCCGTGACCTCGGCTGACGGCAATACGAGGCCGTCGGTCGTCCAAGGCGCGAAGCTCGCGCTCAAGGCCGTCGCCACACATGTGGACAAGACCACCGTGGACGTGACCGGACAGGCCACGTTCAAGTCCAAGGATGCCGGCGTGGCGACCGTCGATGGCGGCACGCTCACCGCCGTCAAGGCCGGAAGCGCGAGGATCAACGCCACCTATGACGGCGTGACCTCACCAGATCTGACGGTCACTGTCACCGCACGCGCCGCCTGACCGGCGGACGAAAATCTTCCCGGACCGCCCATCTCGCCTGTCTGCGCGGTCCGGGACTTCTTTTTTCACGGCAGGCAGGCGAAAAAAGCAGATAGGACAAGACAATGACTTCAACTTCCACCGACTTCAAGCCGACCGTCGAGGATTTCGACCAGTGGACGGAGAAAAACGATGAGGAGGCGTTCGCCTCCATTGCGCAAAACTACAAGGTGCGCCACATCATCAAGGGCGATGTGTATTGGGCGCTCGTGCCTGGCGGACGCACGTACAAGCTTCCACTGTCGATGAGCATCGACGATTTCACGAGACTTTCGAACACGTCCGATGATACGGAGAGCGTCGAACAGCTCAAGCGCATGCTGAGCGCCTTCGCTGGCGACAAGCAGGCGGAGCAGCTGAACGGCGAACCGGTGCAGGTCGTGTTCAACCTCCTGTCCGACTATGGCGACGCGGTGGTGCGCGCGCAGGGAGCCTCACTGGGAAAATCCAATGGTTCGCCCGCCAGCTCGCCGACCACGGGAGCGTGATCCGAGCCGATTTCACGGCGCATGGGTGGAGTCTGCAGGCCGATCTTGGCGGCAGACTCCGCTATGGCGACGCGATAGCGCTCCTCGAGCAGATTATCGGCGATCCGTCATCCTACACGGGCGCGGAGCTCAACGGCTTGGATTATCCGGTCCGGTGGGGTGAGATACCGGTCGTCTACGCGCTTGGCAGCGACGAGTATCCGAAGCCTTTCGATTCGCTTGCGAAACGATTGCGGGCGGATAGGGAGAAGGCCGAGCGTGAGCGGCTGCGCGAACAGACCAAGGGCATGAGCCCGGTTTTCCGGACTCTTTACGAAGACTGAATAACTGAATAGTGGAGGTGCCGCATGGCGTTCGGCAGCGAACTTGGTTCCGCGCACATCAGCGTTTTCCCGTCGATGAAGGGTTTCCGCAGCGTGGTCAACAAGGAGGTCGGCGCGAGCGGCAAGGCCGCGTCGAAGGCTTTCGATTCGAGCATGAACGGCGGCAAAAGCGGCGGACTGTTCGGACGCGCGTTCAAAAACGGGTTCAAACAGTCGGCGAACGATTTCAGTGCTGACGTGCTGAAATCCTATGAGCGTGACGTGGCGAAGTCCACGGCCGCATACCGTCAGGCCATGCTCCAGCAGAAGGCGGCGGCGAATCAGGTGCGTGCCGCCGAGGAAAGCGTCGCCAATGCCGTCGCCAAGCACGGCGAGGGCAGCACGCAGGCCGAGGCCACGACCATCAGACTCGAACAGGCGCGGCTGAAGCTGTCCACCATGACCGACCGGGCGACGCAGGCCGAGAACCGGTTGAAGGATGCGCAGAAGGCGCTCAAGGACGCGCAGGACAATCTCGCTTCCAGCAGTGGTTCGCTTGGATCGGCGTTCAAGAATCTTGGTTCGGCGATAATCCAGCCGGTCTCCGGCGCGTTCGGACGGGTCAAAAACGCGGCAACGTCGGCGTTCTCCGGCATCGCCACGAAAGCCCGCGACGGCATGAGCGCTGCCGGCGCTGCCATGCAATCCACCGCGTCACGTCTTACCGCGCCATTGTCTGCGAAGTTCTCCGCGATGAGCTCGGCCATCGCGGCAAGGATCCCAGCGCCTTTCAAAAACGTCAGCAATGCCATCGGCGGCTATCTCGGCAACGTCGGCGGCGCGGTCGGCGGCGTGCTGTCGCAGATTCCCGGAGCCGCCGGCAGTGTCGCGTCTGCGATAGGCTCCAAGCTCAAAAGCGGAGCCGACACCGCATGGAATGCGATCAGCTCCATGTCTGGCAAGGCCGTCGGCGCGTTGAAGGGTGTCGCCACGGTCGGACTTGCAGGCGTAGGCACCGCCGTCGCGGCTTTGGCTGGCGTCGGCAAGAGCGCTCTCGACGCATACGCGACATACGAGCAGGCCGTCGGCGGCGTGGACACGCTGTTCAAGGACGCTTCGGGCACCGTGCAGAAATACGCGGCGGAAGCGTACCGGACAGCCGGAGTGAGCGCCAACGAGTACATGACGCAGGTCACGAGCTTTTCCGCCTCGCTGATCAGCTCGCTCGGCGGCGACACTGCGAAGGCCGCGGAACTCGGCAACACCGCCATGGTCGACATGTCTGACAACGCCAACAAGATGGGCACCGACATCGAGTCCATCCAACAGACCTACCAGTCTCTGGCGCGCGGCAACTACGCCATGCTCGACAATCTGAAGCTCGGCTACGGCGGCACGAAATCCGAGATGGAGCGTCTGATCCAGGACGCGAACAAGGTCAAGCAGGCGAACGGGGAGATGGGCGACCTGTCCATCGACAAGTTCTCCGACGTGGTGCAGGCCATCCACATCATGCAGGAGCAGATGGGCATCAGCGGCACTACCGCCAAGGAGGCCGCGACAACCATCGAGGGCTCCGTCGGCATGATGAAGGCCGCATGGCAGAACTGGCTGGCGGAACTCGGCAAGGACAATGCCGACATCAACGGATTGACCAAGCAGCTGGTAGATTCGGTCGGCACGGTCATCCAGAACGTGGGTCCGCGCATCGCGCAGATCATCACCGGCATCACCGCCGCACTGCCACAACTGTTCTCCTCATTGGGCAGCACCCTGCCGGCACTGGTCATGCAGATCCTGCCGCCCGTGCTCGGAGCGTTGGGACAGCTCGGCACGATGTTGCTGACCAGCGCGACGACATGGATCTCGACGAGCCTGCCGCAGCTGCTCGCCCAGTTCCAATTGTGGGTCACGTCGACCCTGCCGTCGTTTTTGCAAACCGGATTGACGATGGTCACGAACCTCTTGCAGGGCATCGTGCAGGCTTTGCCGCAGATCGCGTCCACGGCGGTGACCGTGCTGACGACGCTGCTGGATGGATTGTCGGCCCAGTTGCCGCAGCTCATCCCTATCGGCATCAACGCCGTCCTTAACCTCGTGCAAGGCATCCTCAACAACCTGCCGCAGATCATCGACAGCGGTTTGAAGCTTATCCTCGGACTGGCGCAGGGCCTCATCAACGCCATGCCGGACTTGGTAGGCAAGGCTCCGATCCTTATCGGACAACTGGTCGGTGGCATCATCAATCGTCTCCCGCAGATCCTGCAGGCTGGCGTACAGCTGCTCTTCGCACTGGCCAACGGTTTCATTTCGTCGGTTCCACGGCTTATCGGCGCCATCCCCGGCATGGTCGGCCAGATCATGCGCGGTTTCACATCGGTTAACTGGGGTAGCGTCGGACTGAATATCATCACCGGAATCGCGACCGGCATCGCAGGCGCGGCAGGCAGGCTCGTGACTGCCGCTGTCAACGCGGCCACGAACGCGTTGGATTGGGTGAAACGCAGGCTTGGCATCCATTCGCCGTCGCGCGTGTTCCGCGATCAGGTCGGTGAGATGATCGGCGAGGGCATGGCGGTCGGCATTGACGAGAGCGCGTCGAAGGTGAAGAAGGCGGCCGGACGATTGACTGGCATTCTGCCTTCGCAGGACGCCTCGTATTCCGTCGGCGTCGCCAACGCCTCGCGTGGCGTTAACGCTGCAGCTTACGGCAATGGTGGGAGCGTGACGAACATCACGCAGACGTTCAACTATCCGGCGATCGCGCCGACGAGCATTTCCACGCAGCAGAAGTTGCAGACGGCGGCCATGCCGCAATGGTGATTGGGAGGTTTCGCGCATGAAGGTCAGCTATTCTCTCAACGGCCAGCCGCTCGATTCCGAGCGGATGCGCGTGCTTGTCGGCACGACGCACTACACGGCGCTGTCGCCGATCGTTGACACCGTGCAGGTGCCAGGACGGCACGGCTTCATCGTCGGTTCGTCCATTCCGGTGCTGGACGCGCCTGAGCTGACCATCAAGGTCGCGGCGTGGGGTGCGGATTCCGATGCGCTGATCGCGCGTTTCCGCGCCATGTGCCTGTCTGCCGCGAAGCTCACGCTCGGCAGAACGGAGACAACGGAGGGCGGCTATTCGCGCAGCATGGTCACTCGCGTCGTGTGCACGTCCTGCGAGCCGGACGATGATGAGAGGCCGTCCAGCGACCTGCGTGTCATGACCGCAGTTTTCCAATTGCCGGACGTGTTTTGGCGTGGCGTGCAGTGGCAGGAGGCGACGTTGGCCGCGTCGGGCGGCAGGCTGCTGCCGGGCGGGGTCTCCAAGCCGAGTAGCAAGGGGTATTGGACGCGCTGGCAGGGATTGCCTAACGCCAGTCCTTCCGAGCTTTTCGACATCATGCCGGACGGCTGGCTGTCCAATGCGCCAATCGGCATACTGGTCTTGCGTTTCGGCGCAGTCACTGGTGTGACCATCAGTGACCCGGTGAGTGGCACGAATCTGCTGTGGGGCGGCAAACGTGACGCCTCGCGTCCTTATCTTTTCGTCGATGTGGCTAATCGCAAGGCGTGGACGGCGGCCAATGCCGACGCATGGTCCGGTGGTACGGATGCGTCGAATGGCATCGACTGGACCACGGATCCATTGCAAGTGTGGCCCGCGATCGATTCCGGCGATTATCGCCTCGCAATCAAACAGACCGGCAGCGCCGACAAGGTGACATGCCGGTTTTTGCAATCTTGGGAGTAGTTAATCATGGGCAAGTCTTTGCATGCTCGTCTCGTGGCCTATCGTCCTTTCGGTGCGCGTATCGGCGTCCTTGCGGAGCCGGTTAGCTTCAGCGCGTCGATGCTCCACGATGATGATGGCGCAATCAGCATCGAATATTCGCTGCTGTCCGGTGACGCGATGGCGTTCGACAGGCAGCTTACTGATGGTCTGGAAGTGGCCGTGGAAGTGTCGGACGGCACCGGCTATCGTGAGCCGGACAACGCTCGCTATGTCATCACCGGACGTTCCGGCAAGACCGACGACCGTACCCGCACCGTCACCTACAGTGGCCAGTCGATAAGCTGGCTCCTGAGCAAGGCGGAGAACAATGATTCCAGCCATCTGCTTGCGGATGGCGACAATAAGGGCAAGAGGCCCTTTTATTCGGCGAATCCGGGCGTGATCCTCAAAACGCTGCTCGACGAGAACAAGGCGCGTGGTGGCGTGGCCACCGGCCTGACGCTCAGCTTCGATACCGCCAAAGATTCCAATGGTGATTCCTGGAACAGAAAATACACTTTGTATTATTCGCTCGGCACGGATCTGCAGACGATCCTGTCGTCTCTCGTCAATGGTGGCGGCTGTGACTGGCGTACAAGCGGTAGGACGCTCAAGCTTTGGAATGCGGACAGCATCGCATTGAGCCGTGACCTGAGCGAGAGCATTGTGCTGCAATTGGCTCGTGACATCAGCGAAGCCCCATACGAGGAGTCCATCGCCGACCTGGCATCCACCATCCTCGTCGAGGGTGACAACAACCTGCTTTTCCGCATGGATAATCCGGCTGCTCCGACGCCGTGGGGCAAGTGGGAATCCTACAGCTCGCAGGGCGGCGTGTCTGATAAGGACACGGCGCAAGCATTCATGCAGTCCACGCTTGATGATGCGGCTCGTGTGCGTGGTCAGTACACGCGCGACTTGGTGACCGCGAATGTGGATAATCTGCCGCTCATCGACTATCACGCCGGTGACTGGATTACCGCCCCAACCGTGGCTCACGGCGAGAAGGTGCGCGTGCAGGAAATCGACCTGAGCATGCGCCAGAACGAGGGCCTATCCTGCTCAATCGCTCTGAATGATATTAAGTATGACGCTTCCGTGCGTCAGGCGAAGAAAATCAAAGGCATCACCGGCGGTGCCGCATTGGCCGGCAGCGAGGGCGGCACGACCGCCTCTTCCGATCGCGACCATCGCGTACCGAAGGCCCCGCTTGGGCTTGTGGTGCAGACGGACGCCTACATTGGTTCGGACGGGTACGCCCACGGTCTGGCCACAGCCTCGTGGAGTGCGGTCACGCAGGCCACGAATGACACAGCCATCGAGATCTCCAATTATTTGGTCGAGTGGAAGCTGCACAAGGATGGCGCGCCCTGGCATTCCGCCGGCACGACTGACAAGACGCAGCTCGGCTTCGGCGGCTTGGATTGCGGCACGCAAATCGAGGTGCGCGTCAGGGCTGTGCCGACGTATTCGGACAAGCTTGGTGAATGGTCGAGCGTTTTCGTGGCCACCGTCGAATCGGATACGACGCCATGCGCCGTACCATCCAAGCCGTTGCTTTCCTCTGAGCTTGGCGTGGTCACCATCCACTGGGACGGCAAGACCGCTGCCGGCGCGCAGATGGAGCCTGACTTCGACCATATTGAGGTCGGCGAGGGCGCTAACGCGGCCGGCATGACCGTCATCAGCGCCACGCAGGCCGGTCAGGGCGATTACCTTATTACCGGTCTGACAGCCGGTTCCCAGCACTCCTACGCCTTGCGCTCCGTCGATCATGCGGGCAATCGCTCCGACTGGTCCGCCATCGCTTCGGTGACCGTGGCTTCTGCTGTCTCGCCTGAAGAGGTCAAGCAGATTCAGAAGGATTTGGCTGACAATCAGACGGCTTTGAAGGATAACACCGCGAAGCTGGATCAGGCGCGGAAGGACATCCAAGCCAACAAGTCGAATCTCGACGCGGCGTCCAAGTCGCTCGCTCAGGCGCAGACCGACCTGTCGCAGGCCCGGAAGGATATCGCGCAGACCAAAAGCGACCTGACCACGGCGAACGGTGAGATTTCGAAGGCCAAGGAGTCGGCGGCGCAGGCGTATGCCGAAGCCCATTCAAAGAACCATACTTTCCGTGGTCCCGACGAGCCGAAGGACAATCTCATCGTCGGTGACCTGTGGCTCAAGACGCAGGCGTATTGGACGCGCTGGCAGGGGGAGAAGAACGCAAGCCCCTCACTGCTCGCGGACTTTTACACGTACTGGCTCGGGACTCCGAATAATTCGCCTTCCGTGCTCGTGCCGCTCTCCGACCGCGTGATCGATACGCTTGTCTGGGATGGCTCGAATTGGAACCATCTCGGGTACGCAGATGTCGAGAAAAACGCGGACGAAATATCCAAGGCGAAGTCGGATATCGCGGACAATGCCGCTAAGACCACGGATGCCAAGAAGACTGCCGAGAATGCCGCTGCCGCCGCGAAAAACGCGCAGGGCACGGCAGACAGTGCGAAGAGCGCAGCAGGCACGGCCCAGTCAACGGCGGATGCCGCACAGACTGCCGCTAAGAGTGCCACCGCGACCGCAGGTCAGGCCAAGGATGCAGCCAATGCCGCCCAGACCGCCGCCGAAAGCGCCAAGAAGACCGCCGGCAATGCGGAGACTTTGGCGAACACGGCCAATGCTTCGGCCAATGCGGCAAAGTCCGACGCGGCTTCGGCCAAGTCCGACGCGGCCAACGCCAAGACCACTGCCGCGAATGCGTCGAGTGTGGCGACCCAAGCCAAGGCCACGGCTGACAGTGCGGCACAATCCGCCACCGATGCGGCCAATGCAGCTCAGAAGGCCAATACCGCAGCAGCTGCCGCCTCTGGCGTGGCTAACGGCAAGGCCGACGTGCTGATTCAGAGCACGGCGCCGGCCACGTCGATGCGCAAGGCTTCGACCTTGTGGATTGACACGACTGGAGGCGCGAACACGCCGAAGCGTTGGAGTGGTAGTGCTTGGGTGGCTGTGACCGATAAGGCCGCCACTGATGCGGCCAATGCGGCTGTCAAGGCCAATACGGCTGCGAAGACCGCTCAGGATACCGCCGACAAGGCTGCGA